CTTACGGCCACCCAATCCAAAACCATAAACGAATTGCCGAACTCTGGACAGCTTACCTGGGTTATCCAATTCAACCGAACGAAGTTGCTATCTGTATGGCATTGGTCAAAATCAGCAGACAAGCTGAAGATTCACGAGTATTGGACAATTACACCGATGCACTCGGATACATCGCTATTGCAAAAACAATAACAGATGCTATGCAAGACGAAGGAGCGTGGCTAGATGGCATTTAATTTAGAAGATTACGAAACAGTTGAAGAACGATTAGAGAAGTGGTGGAAGGATAACGAAGATGGGTCAATTCAGACAGAGCTTATCAATCGCCCGAATGCTAATCCAGATGAGTTTGTGTTTGTGGCTCGTCTCTACAGAACTACGGCTGATTCAATGCCAGTTGCGACTGGTTGGGCATCGGAGATCCGTACTGGTTCGAGCTTTCATAAGTTTGCTTGTGAACTTGCAGAAAGCAGCGCAATCGGTAGGGCTCTGGCTAATTACATCTATTCGAAAAAGGGTTCAAGACCTAGCCGAACAGAAATGCAACGAGTTGCTAATACTGGAAATGGAACAGTATTTGCGGTCGAGAATAAATTAGAAGATCCAGTGCAGTGGGGATCAGCTGAGTTCAAAGCACCAGTAGCACCTAAACCACCAGCAATTTGTTGCGACAAAGGGCACATTCTAAGAACTGGCATAACCAAGGCAACTAACAAGCCATATTATGGATATGTCTGTGCAGGACAAATCAAAGAGCACGCAATCTGGGCTAAGCAAGATGCCACAGGCAGCTGGTTCTTTCCAAGCGAGAAAGGAGTCGAGTAATGGGATACGCTGAAATTATCGATGGCTCAGGTTATCTAGCACGTTTCGAAAATGACAAGATAACCATAGAGCCAAGTGGCGATAAGTGTATGAGCTGTAATGATGACAGACTTATGCACGATGGTAAGTATTTGGTATGTACTCAGTGCCATTGTAGGCAATAAGGATATTACCATAATGCACCCACAATTCAAATGTAATGGCTGTAAGCGCAAAACTGAGTTCTTATGGCTAGAGAGTTTTGATACGCCAGATGGATTTAAGGCTTATCAATGTATGGATTGTGGCGCAGTAGGCGTTAAGAATATAGCCGAAGCGTTGCATATACCAGATAGCGATATTTCCAGATGCACAAAGTGTGGTAGTTGGCAATTCCTAGGTGCTGACTGCCATACGTGTGCCTTGATAGGAGCAAAGTGATGCCGACTTATGAATACAGCTGTAGAGAGTGTGGCACTTATGGCTCAGTGCATCGCACATACAAAGAGGGTGATGGCGGAATGCTTTGCCCTAAATGCAATCTAGAAATGAGCCGTTTATACTCAGCACCAGGGTTAATTTTCAAAGGTACTGGTTGGGGTAAGAATGGCTGATATTGACTGGGCTTACCAAAACAAGCTGCGTGAACAATGGCTCAAAGACAATCCCGATGCACAGTATCTTGGCTGGGTATCAATATGAGTGAGGCAGGCTATGACCATAACTGGATCGATCAATACAACATTGTGCCATTCTACGACACGCCTTCTGACCTGCGGTTATGTTAATCGATTTGACATCATATGCTAGGCTCTAGGAAGCATTCGCTCTCAAAGCGAAAGGCTGAGCCGCCAAGGGCTAGGCTCGGTAGGTGCTGGCTATTCGGGTCAGCTCTATGTATCTTCATTACATCGTCTTTGAATATAGATGAATCTGTTGCAGCTAATAAAACAAATCATTATCGTCAGTGGGCATTTATACAGCTTAATAACATAGATGAGTTCTATTGCTTAGATGAGTTGTATTACAAAGAATCTAGGTGGAATCCTAAAGCTGTATCGCCCAGTGGTAATCACTATGGCATACCACAAGGTAGAAGTAAGTGGCTTAGTACAGTAGATGGATATAAGCAAGTAGAGTGGGGCATTAAATATAATTACAATAGATATGGTTCTATGTGTAAAGCATTAGATCATTTCAAGATTAAAGGATGGCATTGAGTAATAGAGCAATAGGTAGTGGTAAGTGGAAGAAGCTACGAATCATTGTGCTTGATCGTGATGGTTGGCAGTGTGCTACCTGTGGCAGGCCAGCTGATTCAGTGGATCACATTGTGCCACGTGTTAAGGGTGGGGATATGTGGGCATTAGATAACTTGCAATCATTGTGCAAATCGTGTAACTCATCTAAAGGTGGCCGTTTTTTCAACAGCAAGGCGACCCCCCCTGTCTTTCTCGACTATATCTCCCCGATGCAGTCCGAACCGATGCTGGACAGTCCGTTTAAGACCCGACCCAGTCCAGACCAATGACAACTAAGCCCAGAAAGTCCAAAGCCCTACGAGGGGCAACCAAGCCAAGGCTTCACAGTCCACTTCTCAAGGGCGAAAACAAGCTGCAAGATGTCAAAGACCTATGTGACATCGTAAAGATGCCCTTGATGCCATGGCAGGAGTTTGTCCTCAAGGACATGCTCACTGTGGACAAGAAAGGCATGTGGATTCGTAAAACAAACCTCATTCTCGTAGCTAGACAGAACGGAAAGACGCATCTGGCGCGTATGTTGATTTTGGCTCACTTGATTAAGTGGAATACCAATGTCCTAATTATGAGCTCTAACAGAAGCATGGCTTTAGACACCTTCCGACAAGTAACTCACCTACTGGAGACCAATGACCACCTTAAAGGATTCGTCAAACAGATCAGACACGCCAACGGCACTGAGTCAATTGAGATGCTCTCTGGAGCAAGGCTCGATGTTGTTGCAGCAACTAGAGACGGCTCTCGCGGTCGATCAGTCAATGGATTGCTCTACATCGATGAAGTCCGAGAGATCACAGAAGATGGATTTAGAGCTGCTACTCCTACAACTAGAGCTCACCCAAACTCTCAGACGCTTCTTACCTCTAATGCAGGAGACGCTTTCAGCACTGTACTCAACGACCTACGAGAAAGAGCCATCGACTACCCGCCCAAGTCTTTTGGATTCTATGAATACTCAGCTCCTCAATACTGCAAGATAACCGATCGCGATGCATGGGCTCTGGCTAACCCCTCTTTGGGATACACCATCACAGAAGAAGCGATTGAAGAAGCGATTGCTACTTCGCCGATTGAAAACACGCGCACAGAGACTCTTTGCCAATGGATCGATTCGTTAAGCAGTCCTTGGCCTCATGGAATCTTAGAAGATACCAGCGATTCAGAGCTTGAAATGTCCGTTGGGGCTTATACTGTATTCGGTTTCGATGTCAGTCCTTCACGCAGGAACGGATCATTGGTCGCAGGACAACTTCTTCCAGATGGAAGGATTGGCATCGGGATTCTAGAGACCTACAGCTCGCAAGTTGCCATCGATGAGTTAAAGATGGCAGCTTCTATCAAGGCTTGGTGCGACATCTATAAGCCAAGGCTTGTTACCTTTGACAAGTACGCAACCCAGACAATTGCAGACCGCTTAGCCAATGCTGGAGTTATGGTCGAGGATGTTTCAGGGCAGCAGTTCTACAAAGCCTGTGGAGATCTCTTAGAAGGCTTGGTCAATCATCGAGTCGTTCACAATGGGATGGAAGAATTGATCCAGCAGATGAATAACTGTGCAGCCAAGGTCAATGATTCAGCTTGGCGCATTATCAAGAGAAAGAGTGCTGGAGATATCTCAGCTCCTATTGGTCTGGCAATGGTCGTAAGCAAGTTAATGCTTCCAGTGGCTAAGCCACAAATATATGCCTAGACACACCTTGATTGGTATGTCAAATACTTGACATGTGCTACCATTTATGTCTATGGGTCGCATATTGCAAACATTCGGGCTAGAACCTAAGCCACAATTACAAGCTCAGTCCGCACCTCAGGTGCTTGGCGAGTATTCACCTTATGCGATGCCTTTCCAATATGCATTTATTGGTAGAGAAGAAGCTCTCAGTGTTCCAGCATTGATGCGTTGTCGCAATTTACTCTGTGGAACTATTGGAGCAATTCCTTTAGAGCTTTACAAGAAATCCACTAATGAAGAACTTGGCTCACCAGCATGGTTAGAGCAACCTTCATATTCACAGCCACGATCAGTGACAATTGCTTTCACTGTTGAATCGTTGCTCCTATATTCGCAAGCCTTCTGGAAAGTGGTTGAAGTTTATTCTGAGGACGGACGCCCTTCTCGCTTTGAGTGGATCGCTAACAATCGCGTAACTGCAACTCTAGATAGCACTAACACTTTTGTTAAATCTTACGCAGTTGATGGAATGACTTTACCGATGGATGGTTTAGGAAGTTTAGTAACTTTCCAATCTTTGCTTCCTGGTATTCTCAGTACTGGAGTCCAAACAATTCGCGCTGCTATTGATGTTCAGAAAGCAGCATCGATTGCAGCTGCTACTCCAATGACAACTGGTTTCATTCAGAACTCAGGTGCTGATCTTCCACCGGCAGAAGTTCAAGGATTATTAGCGGCTTGGAAGAAAGCCCGCATGAATAACTCTACTGCTTACCTTACAAGCACTTTAGATTATAAGACTGTTGGATTCTCACCTAAAGACATGATGTACAACGAGGCAATCCAGAATCTTGCAACTGAAATTGCCCGCTTGTGCAATGTTCCAGCAATCTATGTCTCAGCAGATCAGAACTCAAGTTACACATATCAGAATGTAAATGATGAGCGCAAGCAATTCTTAACGCTATCTCTACAGCCTTTCATTACAGCAATCGAAGATCGCCTATCAATGGATGACATTACTGCTCGCGGTAATGTTGTTAAGTTCGATATCGATAAGAACTTCTTGCGTACTGACCCACTGCAAGAGCTTGCAGTAATTGAAAAACTCCTAGCCCTAAATCTTGTTACTCAGGAACAGGCTATGGAAATGACAGATCTAACACCTAACGGAAGCAATGGTCTAGAATGAACCAAGTAATTACCTTCTCAGCTGATCTAACAGCAGATTCAGCAAGTCGCACAATCTCAGGCAAGATCGTGCCTCTTAATGTTGAAGCAGGATCTACAAATATGGGCAAGGTAATCTTTGCCTCTGGATCTATTGAGATTCCAGATCCTAAGTCAATCAAGTTGCTTAATCAGCATGACATCAAGAAGCCTCTCGGACGCGGAGTAACTTTCAGCGAGTCAGAAGATGCGATTCACGCAGTATTCTCTATTAGTCGCTCACAGCGCGGTACAGAAGCTCTTATCCTTGCAGAAGAAGGATTGCAAAGCGGTCTGTCAATCGGTGCAGAAGTCCTCAAGTCAAAGATCAAGGACGGCATTACATATGTTTCTGCTGCTCGCTTGGTCGAAGTAAGTTTAGTAACCGAGCCAGCATTTAAATCTGCTCAGGTTACTGATATTGCAGCAGAAGAATCTGCTGTAGAAGAACCAACCCAACCAACAGAAAGCGAGACAGCCATCGTGGAAGAAACCACTTCAGCAGTCGAAGCAACACCAGTTGAAGCACCAGCGGTCGAAGCTGCTCGCCCAACTGTATCAGCAGCATACTTTACAAAGCCACGCATTGAAATCACTGCAGCTAAGTATGCAGAGAACACAATCCGCGCAGCACTAGGCGATGAGTCAGCTCGTCAATACCTACGCGCAGCGGATGACACTTCGGACAATAGCGGTTTGGTGCCCACCCGCCAGCTCCAAGAAATCATCAACCCATTGGGTACAACAATCCGTCCATCAATCGAAGCAATCTCACGCGGAGTGCTTCCAGATGCAGGTATGACATTCGAGATCCCAAAGATCACAGCAATGCCAACAGTTGCAATCACAGCAGAAAACGCAGCATTCTCAGACACAGACCAGAACTCATCATTCTTGTCAGTAGATGTTAAGAAGTATGCAGGACAGCAGACATTCTCTGTTGAATTGCTAGATCGTACATCTCCAGCATTCTTTGATGAGCTAGTCCGCAACATGGGAGCAGCTTACGCAAAGGCTACAGATGCAGCAGTTAACGCAGCACTTATCGCAGGTGCAACAGCAGACGGAACAACCACAACAACATACCCAACAGCTTCAGAGTTGCTAGGAATTGTTGCTCGCGGTTCAGCTTCTGTTTACAACGCAACACTAGGCTTGCCTAACCCATTCGCTCGCAACATGATCGTTAACACATCACAGTGGTCAAACATCATGACACTCAACGACAATGGACGCCCAATTTACACAGCAACAAACCCAATGAACGCTGGCGGATCAGTTGTTCCTACAGCTCTACAGGGTAATGTCGCTGGTCTCAACCTCTATGTAACACCAAACACAGCTTCAGGTACAGACACAGACGGATCAATCGTCATTGTTAACCCAGATGCTTACACATGGTATGAGTCACCTAACTACCGCTTGCGCGCAGAATCAACTGCAGCAGGTTCAATCACAATCGGTTACTACGGCTTTGGCGCAATCGCGACTAAGGTCGGAGCAGGTGCATTCAAGAACAACAAGGCGTAAGCCCATTTAAGTCGCTCTGAGGGGTAGTAGCCCTCTACCCCTCAGAGTCTTTAGAAAGGATTGCACATGGCACTTACAACAGTCGCAGAACTCCGCGCAACACTCGGAGTCGGTACTTTGTATCCAGACGCAACCCTTCAAGAAGTCTGTGATAGTACGGATGTAGTCCTTCTGCCTATGCTTTGGCAGAACGAGCTTTACAATACCCATCAAAGTCTCACAAATAATGTGGCAACTCTTTATTTCAATGAAAGTATTTCTAAATACTTCTATGTTGGTCAGAGCATAACGATCACAAAGAATGGAAGCCCTTATAACGGCACAAAGACAATCACTGCAATTGGTGTTAATTCGCTTTCTTATGCTGCAACTGGAGCAGATCAAAGCATTCATGCAGTACAACCTTTTGGCACTGTGTCAGGTTCAGCAACTGATTATTCAACTGATACAGCAGTCCAGCAAGCAGCTTTAATGATATCTGTTGAGATCTGGCAAGCGCGTACAGCCACCCTTTCAGGCAGTAACGCTGTCGATTTCCAGCCAAGCCCTTACCGAATGAGCGCACAGCTTCTCGCTAAGGTGCGAGGATTGATCGCACACGCGCTAAGCCCTAATTCGATGGTGGGATAATGCCTGTTGCCATCACTACTCTTAGAACTACATTAGCAACCGCACTAGTCGATAACGCTAAGTGGCAGACTTTTGCCTTTCCACCAAGCACAGTCCTTGCTAACTCTGTAATCGTGTCTCCAGATGATCCTTATCTGACACCAAGCAACAACCAACACATCACGATTAGCCCAATGGCTAACTTCAAGATCATCATGACAGTGCCACTTTTTGACAATGAGGGCAACCTTAACGGCATCGAGGACACAGTCTGTGGCGTGTTCGCAAAGCTCGCTGCATCATCTTTGACCTATAATGTAAGCGCAATAAGCGCACCAAGTATTCTCAACGCTGCATCGGGAGACCTTCTCAGCTGCGAGATGTCCGTATCAATCCTAACGAGTTGGAGCTAAACATGTCCGAGTGGGAACAAGAAAACGCTGACTTCCTGAAGAAAATCGGGCAAGTAAGCACACCAGCACCAAAGCCAGCATCTACTAAGAAAGACGAGGAATAATCTCATGGCTGTATTTCTAAATAACAAAGTCGGTGTGAAGATTAACTCCGTTGATCTTTCAGACCATGTCACAGCAGTAACAATCAACCGCGTATTCGATGAGCTAGAAGTAACCGCAATGGGTGACTCATCACATAAGTTCGTTAAGGGTCTAGAGTCATCAACAGTGACAATTGACTTCCTCAATGACACAGCATCTGCAAATGTATTGGCAACACTACAAGCAGCCTGGGGTACAACTGTTACAGCAGTATTCCTACAGGAAAAGGGAACAGCAGTATCTGCTACTAACCCTCTTTACACTGTCTCACTACTAGTGAACAACACAACAGACATCAATGGTGCTGTTGGTGACATTGGCACACAGTCAATCACATTTACTGCTAACTCAACTGTTGCAGTAACAACAACAGGCACATTCTAAAAAACTAAACAAAGGGGCAAACCATGGCAAGACTAAAGATAGTTCGACAAGATGGAAGTGTACTAGAAGGCGAGATCACTCCAGCAGTGGAGTATGCCTTCGAGCAGTACGCTAAAAAGGGCTTCCATAAGGCGTTCCGCGATGAAGAAAAGCAAAGCGATGTCTACTGGTTAGCATGGGAAGTAACACGCAGGTCAGGTGAGTCTGTTAAGCCTTTCGGGATGGACTTCATCGAAACCCTTAAATCGGTTTCGGTTGAGGATTCAGACCCTTTAGCTTAAAGCGCGATCTTCCATTCACCTATCTAATCGCTCGCTTGAGCATTAGATTGGGGATTGCGCCACAGCAGTTATTAGATCTAGACAAGATCATGCTCGATGCATTAGTGCAAGGGCTTAAAGATGAAGCAAAAGAGGTGAGCGATGCGAGTAAAAGTAGAAGGCGTTAAGCAAACTCGCAAGGCTATTCGCCAGTTCGCTCCAGATCTAAATAAAGAATTGAACAAAGAACTTAGAATCGCACTAGCTCCTATTGCTAAAAAGGCTAGAGGTTTTGTGCCTTCTGATTCTCCTATGTCTGGTTGGGCTGGTCGCTCATTCTCCGAGGCTAAGTTTCCTATTTATAACGCTGGCACTATTCGTTCTGGCATTGGCTTTACTACCAAGCAAGGCAGAACTACTAAGTCTGGTTTTACTTCTAATGCCACAATCTTTAATAAGTCTGTTGCCGGTGCAATCTATGAAACAGTAGGTAGAGCCAATAATGGACAAGGGCAACCTTGGGTCGGCCCTAAAGCAGGTGGTACTTCTAAGAAAGTAAGCCGATCTAATAACCCTAATGCTGGAACTAAGTTCATCGAGAATCTTCCACCATTGACCAGCAGCTTAAAGGGTCGAGGTCGCTTGATCCTCAAAGCGTGGGCGCAAGATCAGGGCAAGGCTTATGGCGCAGCGATCAAAGCAATCGACAAAGCAGAGCGCAAGTTTTATGACAGATCTAAAACTACTACTTTTAGTAAGGCTGCATAATGGCTATAGATATTAACATTGGCTCGAAACTCGATGGCAAAGGTTTTAAGCAAGCCGACACAGCGATTACTAAACTAAACAAAAGCACTAAGAGTCTTACTCGAAATCTTGGCTTGGCACTTGGTACAGCTGCAATTATCTCTTTTGGTAAAGCATCCGTTAAGGCTTTTGCAGAAGATGACAAAGCAGCCAGAGCATTAGGTCAGACTCTTAAAAATCTAGGACTTGCTTACGGCTCAAATGCAGCCACAGTTAATGGCTTTATCTCTCGCCTAGAATTACAGACTGGCGTGCTTGATGATGAACTTCGTCCAGCCATGGATCGCTTATTGCGTGCTACAGGCGATGTCACTAAGTCTCAGGAATTGTTAGGACTTGCCTTAGATATTGCAGCGGGCACAGGTAAGAGCTTGACTCAAGTGAGCCAATCGCTCCAGAAAGCATATCTGGGGCAAACTCAGGCATTAGGTCGCTTGGGTGTAGGACTTACAAAGGCAGAGCTTACATCCTCATCATTCGAGGAGATCCAAGCGCGCTTATCGACACTCTTTGCAGGTCAGGCTACAGAAGCAGCTGATACCTATGCAGGTTCATTGGCTAGATTAAGTGTTGCAGGAAATAACGCCAAGGAAACTATTGGCAAGGGTCTAGTCGATGCTTTTGTGACTGCATCTAACTCATCTTCCATTGATGACTTAATCAGTAAGATCGATCGAGCAGCTGAATCAATTGCTGGCTTCCTTCGTGAAACTGGAAAGTTTATTCAGATCACCAAAGACATCTTTAAGTTCGAGTTATTCGCACCATCTGGCGGTTTATTCGGTGATGGCAAGGGCTTTGGCAACATCTCAATGACTGTATCCTCACAGGATACCCAGCGTGCAGATGCAATTGCTAAAAAGAATGCAGCTGCATTGGCTAGACTTACAGGAGTTCAAGCCGCTAATCAGGCAAAGATTCTCAAAGATAAGCGACTACAAGCAGCAATCGATAAGGCTAACCTTGCTCTCAACAAAGGCAGCGAAATCTTTGATATGGACAAGATCCAGATTGCAGCAGCTCTTACATCGCAGGCTGAGCAACTAGGCAAGGCAACCAGTCAATCACAGATTCTTCAGATTGCCAATGACACAGCACGCCTTAATGTAAAGCGTTCAATCCTTGACCTAGAAGATGCTATTGCTGCTAAGGATGAAGCAGCCATCATCGCTGCAACCAATAAACTCAATGCAGACCTCAAAGTCCTTGGGGCATTGAGTATGCAGAATGTAAAGCTCGCAGATATCAAGTCTATTCTTGATAGCCTAAAACCTGTTGATTTAATCAATCAAAGTAACTTAGACAAAGCATTAGCCAGCATCCAAGAGATGCTTAAACTTCTTGCACAAGCCAATACACAGGCTAAAGCAGCAATACCTACCAGTGCATCTTTAGGTTCTGGAATCCCATCTGGTGATTACATTGCGCCTATTTCCACAACTGGTGGATCTATTGATGCAATTTTAGAATATGCACAAGCAGCAGCAGCTCGCGCTAATGCCTTCGCAGACTTGCTAGACATGGAGAATGCATCGGCTGCAAGTCAGATGGCTTCTACTATTGATCTAGAATCAATTGCTCGCTCATCCCTTCTCCAGGGTCTTTCAGGCGGTGCAGGTGTAGCAGGTGCTGTAAGTGGCTCACGTTATGCAGCACAAGCTGCTAATGCTTACAACATTACAATTCAGGCTGGTATCGGTGATCCAGAGGCTATCGCTAGAGCTGTGGAAGATGTCGTTCGCCAGTCATACCAGCGTGGCACAAGCGCAACAGGACTTCTTGCAGTATGACATGGCTTCCAGAATGGCGTATTACTGTAGGCACTACTGTCTATACCAATGTAACCGCTGTTAGTGTCACTACTGGTCGCATCGATATCGATCGCCAATGCCAAGCAGGTTATGCTCGGATGGATATCGTCAATTCAACCAATGCCCTCTTTGACATCGATGTTACCGATTCTCTAACTCTAGAACTCAAAGATAGCGGTGGCACATATGTGCCTGTATTTGGTGGCACAGTTTCAGACTTTACGACATCCGTCAGAAGTCCAGAGGAAACAGGCTTTGTCACTATTGGCACAATCCTTGCAGTCGGCGCATTGGCTAAACTGCCTAAAGCCATTTACACAGCTGCTGTTGCTCATGACCTTGATGGCGTTCAGATCTCAACTATTCTTTCGGATCTTCTTGTCAATCAATGGCAAGAAGTAGCACCTACTCTTACATGGGCTGCTTATGATCCAACTACTACATGGGCTAATGCCGAGAATGTTGGACTTGGTGAGATCGATACTGGTCTATATCAAATGGATAACCTTAGCGCAGCTGATCGCAATACACAGACTTTAGTCCAGCAGATAGCAGACAGCGCACTAGGTACGCTCTACGAGGATAAGCAGGGGCGAGTGTCATATGCAGATGCGGATCATAGAAGCACTTATCTAGCAGCTAATGGCTCAACTGAGTTAGACGGCAATTACGCTTCTCCAGCCAGCGTTAAGTCAATCCTACAGATTGGTAAGATTCGCAACAGTGAGATAGTGCGCTATGGCAACGACTATGGCAGTACATACTCAGCCACAGATGATCCATCGATTGCTACTTATGGACGCTATCAGAGATCCTTCGACTCTAATATCCGCTATCTGGCAGACATCACAGACATTGTCAGTCGCGATCTAGCCCTACGCGCTACACCTAGAACTCAGCTCGATCAGATCACTTTCAGACTTGACAATCCTCTTATGCCAGATGTCCTTAGAGATGACCTTATAAACCTTTTCTTTGGCGAGCCAGTAGTTATTACTAACCTGCCCTTTAACATGTTCGAGGGCTACTTCTCAGGCTTTGTAGAGGGCATCTCTATGAGAGCCACTCCAACCTTTGTGGACATCACTATCTATGTCTCACCTACAGATTTCTCACTTATTGCCCCAACATGGGAAACAGTAATTCCAACTAACACCATCTGGAGTGGCGTAAATGGTACACTACAATGGTCTAAAGCGATCGGAGCTCTAACCTAATGGCAACAACAACCCCTAACTTCGGCTGGCCTGTACCGACCAGTACCGACCTAGTCAAGAATGGCGCAACCGCCATCGAGGGTCTAGGCGATGCAATCGATGCTTCACTGCTTGATCTCAAAGGTGGCACTACTGGTCAAGTGCTTACAAAGGCATCTGGAACAGACATGGACTTCTCATGGACTGCTGTAGATCCTTTAGTTATTCTCGATGCTAAAGGCGATCTCATCACAGCAACAGCTGCTGACACACCTGCTCGCTTGGCAGTAGGAACAAACAATCAAGTCCTCACAGCAGATTCAAGCACATCAACAGGCTTAAAGTGGGCTACACCTGCCACAAGCACAAGCGGTATGACATTAATTAGCCGACAAACAGCATCAAATGTCGCTTCACTTTCAATGGACTCTGTATTTTCATCTACATACAAGAGCTATGTAATTTTCATTGAAAAGTTTTACGCTGCAACCGCAGCAGATGATCTTCTTTTTAACATACGATATGGAACGACTGATCAGACAACGGCATATTATGGCGCATCAGGTGCAATAAAAAATGATGGCAGTGCTTTAACAAATACGGGTACAAATAATGGCTCGGCTTTTATTTTGACAACAGATAGTGCATCAAGTGCTTCTAACTTTGTAATCAATCTCAATCAAGTGGGTCAAGGTTCTGGCCCATTACCAGCATGGCATGGAACAGGTTTCCGTCAGGAACAAGGTAATGCCGCGATATTTTTTGGTGGGCTTGTTTATGCTGCACAAGCTTATACTGGTATTAAGTTTAAGTCATCATCATCAAACATCACAATCGATGTTGCAATTTACGGATTGGCGGCAAGCTAATGGCAGACCTAATCAAGATTTATGATCACGCAACTGGTGAAGAAATTGAGCGCGAAATGACCGCAGAAGAACAAGCGATCCGCGATAAAGAAGTCAGCGACCATCTTGCAGCAAAGGCAATTAAAGATGCTGAAAAAGCTGCCCAAGAATCTGCTAAGGCAGATCTTTTGGCTAAGTTAGGTATCACCGCAGAAGAAGCCAAACTTCTACTTGGATGAAACCAAGACTTTCTAAGGCTGCTATTCAATTACGAGAGCAGATCGATGACTCGTTCCCAGATCGTGACCGGACATCGGATGGTTGGATCGGTGATACCCGACATGCTCATCGTGTATCAGATCATAACCCTGATGCTAATGGCTGGGTTCGTGCCATCGATGTCGATCGTGATCTCTTTAAGGGGTCAAAGCCAGACATCATGCCAGATCTTGCAGATCAGCTTCGTGTCGCTTGCAAGTCTAAATCAGAAAAGCGTATTAGTTACATCATTTTTGATGGACGGATCTGCTCCAAAGTCCTTAACTGGCGTTGGAGAAAGTACACAGGGGCTAACAAACACACTAAGCACTGCCATGTTAGTTTTAAGAAAGAAGCTGACAATGATGGGGCTTTTTATCAAGTATCTATGTTAGGCGGAGAATGATGAAAAACATGAAGAACCCTGCAATCCTTGCTGCTGGAGCATTCCTAGCTGCTTGGGCTTCAAGCAATTTTGACCTTGATTACCGAGCAATCCTTTGGGCTGTGCTGTCTGGTGTATTCGGTTATGCGAGCCCTAAAAAGTGACACAATCGGACTTCTTCACATTCTACCTAGCAACGCTTGGAGTAATCGGTGGGCTTGCAGGTTATGTAATCACTCATCTGCTATCTGAGATCAAGCGACTCAATCAGCGTGTCGATGAGATCTATAACATACTTCTAGAGCGATAATTTTGCCATGGCAAGAAAAGAGACAAAGGCTCTAGAGGAGCAAGGCTACTCAAAGCTCGATGCTTATTGCATTGGATTGCATGAGTATTACAAGTCTTTACGCAAAGCGGGATTCTCAGAGGGCATCACTTTATTCATGATTACAGATGTGCCATCTTATCCGCGTTGGATCTTGCCTGATCCAGTCGAACCAGAGAAGTTCGGCGATTACGAAGATGAGGATGATGACTAAACGCAGATACCTGGTGATCTCGGATTTACAAATCCCCTATCATCATGAGCAAGCAGTTAAGAATCTTATCAAGTTAGTAAAGCGCGAGAAGTTCGATTTAGTTCTCAACACCGGTGATGAGCTCGATATGCAGAGCCAATCAAAGTGGGCTAAAGGCACACACCTAGAGTATGAGGGGCAGTTAGATGCAGACAGAAGTCTGGCTCAAAACATCCTCTGGGATCTCGGAACGACTGACATCACTAGATCCAACCACACAGATCGTCTATACCACACTCTCGTTAGAGGAGCTCCTAGCCTCATCGGACTTCCAGAACTCGACTACTCCAACTTTATGGGCTTCAATGAGCTGGGGATACGCTTTCACAAAAAGCCCTTTGAGTTTCACAGAGGCTGGGTCTTAGTCCATGGCGATGAAGGATCGATGAACTGCAATGCTGGACTTACAGCTCTTGGGCTGGCTAAGAAGTTCGGCAAGTCTGTAGTCTGTGGACACACCCACAGGGCTGGCATCAGTGCCTTCACAGAGGGCATAGGAAGCCAATACAGGACTTTGTGGGGCGTAGAGGCAGGAAATGTTATGGATAAGAAGAAAGCCTCTTATCTCAAGGCTGGCAGTGCTAATTGGCAGATGTCTGTGGCAGTCATAGAAACCCATGGAAACCATGTGAGCCCTATGCTAATTCCCATCAACAAGGATGGATCTTTCACGCTTTACGGCAAGTTATACGCCTAGATCGTTATCAATTCGTTACCTAAATATACTGGATTCGTCTGACATTTATGTCACACTAACTCTGTAGCCAATCAAGGGCATTGGCACAGATAGGAAAAACAATGAGCTTTGAGATGCCAATCATCGTATTGCTTTTAGCAGCTAATGCATTATGGTATTTAGTAGGCTGGGCTAAGGGCTTCAACGAGGGCAAGCGTGAGGGTCTAGTGGTTGCTAAATCATTTCAGCGAGTGACAACAGATGCGCGCTAATGAGATCCTCTTATCAGCAACCGACACTATCCGCGAGCGTGGGCTTTCATATGGTCACCCTCAAGATAACTTGCGACACACAGCAATGCTCATCTCAGCATACTTACAGACACCGATACATGACTATCAAGTCGCAGGGATCATGGTGCTTGTTAAACTTGCTAGGACTAATCAGTCAGCCCAACACATCGACAACTGGGTCGATCTCTGCAGCTATGGCGCACTCGCAGGGCAACTAGCCACAGAGGAGAACGATCTATATGTTTAATCTAGCCGATTACGAGACAGTTGAGGTGCGACTTGAAAGGTTTATTAAGGACTATCCAGATTTCCGTATTGCAACAGAGCTGGAAGTTGTCGAGAAGGATCGATACATTGTTAAGGCTTATCTTTACAAAGGGATTGGCGCAACTATCGCATGGGCAACAGGATACGCTGAGGAAAAGATTACTGACCGAGGCGTTAATGCAACTTCAGCATTGGAGAATTGTGAGACTTCGGCAATCGGCAGAGCGCTTGCAAATGCAGGTTATGCAGCTAAAGGAAAGCGCCCAAGCCGAGAGGAAATGACCAAGGTCGTAGCTTCTAAGCCAGTTAAAACACCGGTACAAGATGTCGTACAAGACGATCAGGACTATTGGACAACGCCTGTAGGTCAGTACAACAAAGTAGTCGATGCACCAGTCACATTGGAAAAGGCTATGGAGAACATCGCAGCTGTAATGGGAACAGGCGAAGCTCAAGAAGCACCATCTTGTAAGCATGGTCATATGACATGGCGTGAAGGCACTAAGAACAATAAGGCTTGGGGCGGTTACTTCTGCTCTGTAGTCAATCATCAGGGTGGCGAACCTAAGTGTCCTACTGTCTGGTATTCATTATCATCAACAGGAAAGTTCGAGCCACAGAAAGCGTGGGCATAACATGGGCTATGTAGAGTTTTACAACGAGACAACAGGCGAATGGACTAACATCGAGGATGTGCCACTGTATGACACGATCAATTGTCAGCTGTGCAATGAGCCCACAGAAGCTCATGACATTGTTGCAGAGATCAAGTTTAAGGACGATCAGCCAATTGTAGGCGCATGGCAATGCAGAAAGTGTAAAGCAGTCAATGGATAAGCAAGATCTGATTCATTTCCTATACTTAGCAGTAGCAGTATTAGCTGCATGGGGTGGATATATCATGGGTGTTGCTAGTGGCAACCCAGCATAGAAAACACAGAGGCTTCCGAACAGAACGCGTAGTCGCACAGTACCTATCGACTGTGTGGAGTGGTGCAACTGTCGGAAGGGGTAGCGGTAAGGATATAGTCAATGTTCCGTTCGATGTTGAAGTCAAAGCCCGCGCTGGATTTCAACCATTGGCTTACATTCGTCAATTGAAAGCTCGTACAGCTCTTTCGGGGGAATTGGGCTTTGGAGTGATTAGACTCAACGGACAAGGTGAAGATGCGCGTGAGTATGCCGCCATCATCCGTCTAGAAGATCTCTTACCGCTACTCCAATTAAGATATGGTCATATAACCAGCGAACCCACAGAAGCAGACATTGACCGCTGCACAGCCTGTGGGTCTTACATGATACAGAGGTGCTTAACATGCCAGCCTATGACTACCGATGCAAGCAGTGCAATCTCAGTCAAGAGATTACCCATGGATGGCACGATCGACCAGTGATTCCATGCACCTATTGCAATGAGCCGATGGTCAAAGTCATAGCAGCTGCACCAGCACACTTCAAGGGCAAGGGCTTCTACAGTACGGATAAATAGTTATCCACAGAAGTTATCCACAGGGTAACAATAAGGAGACATTATGAAACGACACACCGCTCTGACCAGCACTTATGTTAATGGATTTGACAGCGATGGTACGCTAACGGCGCAGAGCCTCTTAAAGGCTCACCGCGAGCCCCTGAGGGGCGTAGCTCGCGGGGTGCTAGTAGCTATTGGGATATCTCTGTTTCTAGTGCCTAGTGCTGGTGGCTCTAAACCAGTGCAATATGTAACCTATAAACAATTCGCATTACATCAATTAGGTTATGATTATGAGCAATATAAATGCTTATCAAAGCTCTATGGTAAAGAGAGTGCTTGGAATCCTAAAGCTCGTAATGGATCACATTATGGAATACCACAAGGAAGATCTATCTATCTATCCAAGGTTGATGGTTATAAGCAAGTACAATGGGGATTAGATTACATAGCACATCGCTATGATGCTAATACTTGCAAGGCTTATGAACACTGGAAGGCTAAGGGATGGCATTAGACAAGTTAAACACCAGACGCTATAGAGAGCAGCGCGAACGCATATTCTCTAGAGATGGTCGAGTCTGCCAGATCTGTGGAACAGACGAAGGTGAGATGCACATCGACCACATAATCCCACGCAAGGCTGGCGGAGATCACAGCATGGATAACCTTCGTGTCCTGTGCAAGGCGTGCAACCTACGCAAGGGCGCGCTTAATGATGGGGTTTTTTTATCGAGGACGGCTACCCCCCCTGTCTTTTCTGAACCTTCTCTCCCTGAGACGGTCCGAACAGTGCCAGATTCACCGTTTATTAAACCTGATACGCTTGACTTCGATGCAAAATGATGCGGAAATAAAACAGACG